CATGGGTAGACGAGTATTTCAATGGAAATTCCCGATAGGATACCATCCGCTGGCATTTCCGCCGAGTCAAGACTTTGGATTGTATAGTTTCCGTCGCTGTTATTATGCGTGATCGCAAAGTAACCCCCGATTGATGGGCCGCCATCGTCTGTAACTTGAAAGCGTATCTCATTCGGCTGTTTGCCAACCAGCGGTTCAAAACATTTTGCGACCGGAAATAAGCCCGCCGAGGTCATCTTGTAAACACCCACATCTTCTCTTGTCATTATCAGCGCACCGACATTATTCTCGAACACTACCGCAACCGGGGCGCCTGTGTCGAGAAGTTCCGACCCGTTTTCAAACGTTGTTGGCGTTGTTCCGGTCGCAATAAATTCAGCGCCGACGGCGTTGGAATCCGCTCCCACGTTCAGAAAATTATCGCCGGCTTCGTACACGGTGATTCTATATCGTCTGCCTATTGTGAGCGGCCCGGCCTCCAATGTTGTTGTCCCGTCGCCGCTCTGCGTGAGCAATGCACGGTAGACTTTTACCTTGCCGAGCGAATCGCTTATCATCGCTGCAACAGTTGCCTGACTTACGCCTCCGCCGCCTGCTACTCGGGCACTATCGGCAAAGGTTGCGATCCCGGCAGCGCGTGCACTGTCGGCAAGCGTTGCGGTTTCGGCGAGCGTGGCCGTGGCGGCTGTTCCTGCAGCACGGGATGTATCAGCAAGCGTTGCGGCGTCCGCCGTGGTCGCATGCCCTGCAAGTGCGGATGAATCACGTATGATGGTGAATGTGCCGCTCTGCGTCGGGCCGTATTGGGCGTGCGCAAGAGCTGCCGCAAATATCAGTAGTGGAAGTATGCGTTTCATGGTTTTCCTCTTTTTCATTCTCGTACCGGCACGGATGTGCCGACGCTTGCGCTATCACCTGACAATACTTTAATGCGGAAATAATTTGCAAAGCAGCCGTTGGGCGGATTGTATGGTTGCCCCGCATCGAGCCGTGGCACGAGCAGACTACCGCTCACTGTGTCGGTTTCATCAGTTCCGAAGCGGCAGGCGGCGATTGCTATTGTGCCGGGACCGCGGTTAATGAAGGCCGGATAGATTTTCAGTCCCTTTGCCTGCGTTACGAAAAAACTATCGCTTGCAAATTCGACATTGGTGTACGTCTTATCTACGCTGCGTGGCGTTTTGGTTGTCTGTGCAATGGCGATGATGACGAACAACGCAAGCACAATGACGCTGAAATGTTTCATCGCTTCCTCTTATGTTAAGTGAGCCATCACAAGCGGCGCCCGCAATGGCCCCGGATTCGGTTACTTCTTTGCCGGTTCTTTCTTCGGCGCTTCCACCTTCTGCGACCCCCGCACGGCTTTGCGCAACCCGACGAGGTGATTTGCTTCAATCACCGGCAGGTCGAGCGTTTTGCCGACCGGAAGTTTTTCCATTTTGTTGCCAACCATGTGACGGCATGCCCGCACGATGGTGACGGTTTCGGTTTTCTTTTCGTCCATGACTCCCTCTGATATGGTTAATAAGGGGCGCTCATTCGGTACGAGCGCCCGTGTGTTTTCAGTTGTCTGCATCCGTCAGGCTGCATCATCCGCAACCGACCAGGCGCCCGCAAGCCGCACGGCCACGTCGGTCGTTTTGAAGAAGACGATGCGCACATCGCCCTTCGTGCTTGCCGTGTACGGGTCGACCAGCACATCCAGCACACTCCATTCGCCGAGCAGTACTTGCGAGCCGTCGCCGAAGAAAATGTAGCCTGCCGTGATTTGGTTCGAATCATACACGGGGAAGTTGACCATCCGCCCATTGTCGTTGATGAGATAGGTCGGATAACCGGTTGCCTTTTCCCGCGTCATCAGCACGCCCATCGTTACCGGGTCGGTCACGTAGGCGAGGTTGTTGCCGAGCAGATTTGCACTCGCAACATCCGTTCGGAATTCCACCGCCGCCGCCCAGTCCATGCCCGCAGCTCCCACATCACCCACGCCATTCGTCAGGGCGATGCCCGTCGGCTGGTCTGTTCCTGTGCCGTGGAAAATTGCCTTGTCAATGGCGAGGCGGATTGTTGCGTCGCCGTCTTCGGTCACAATCCGATCGATGCTCGGCGTTGAGTTGAGCAAGAGTTTCCGGCTGTAATCGTAGAAGGTGGAAACGGTTTTCGGCTGCAGCGTTACCTGCCCGACGGTCACGGCCGCTTCGGATGCTGCGGTCGATTCACCGACCCAGCTTACTGTGCCTGCGCCCGTCAGTTTCGGGATGGCAATGTTGCCGACCAATCCGCCCATGATGCGCACGCCGATTTTGTCGGCGAGGTACATATTGCGGGGCAGGTCGATGTATTCACTTGCGAGTAGGTTCGTGCCAACGAGGTTGCCGCCGCCTGTTGCACTTGCGACGGTTTGGTCGCGTTGCATGATGGCTGCCAGCAGCGCCCGTTCCGGCGTCATCCGACCGGGTTGCACTTCATCCGGGATGAAGATGCCTTTCGGGGATTGCCCGAGCTGCTTCGCAACCTGATCCGAGCACTCGATTTCGAACGTGGCATCAACGTCTTTGAATTCGCTGAATTGTTTGTCACGCTGAAACAGCATGTGCCCGATGGCTTTCGTGATCGAATAGCGCTGTTTGTCTTTCTGGCTCATGCCGAGCGCCGTTTGCGGCGTCTGCAACGGCTGGCCTTTCTCGGACATCTTTATTGCGAGTTCGCCGCCCATCCGCTCCGGCGTCCAGTCTTCCTTGATCGCCTTCAGTGCCAGCTCGTCGACGTTTTCGACTTTGCCGGTGAATCGTTGTTTCCATTCGCCGATTCCTTTGATGCGGTTGGTTTCGGCTTCACGGATTGCAGTTCGCTCCTGATCCGTGAGTTCTTGTTTGGTTGCTTCAGGCATCGTAGCCTCCTTTGGTTGATTGTTGATTGTGATCGGATCAGGCGATGCGGTATCGCGCGCCGCACGGCTGATTTCTTTACCGCATGATTTACAATACTTGCCGTCGGCAGGCGTTTGCATGCCGCACTCGGGACAGTCGACCATCTCTTCCCGCTTTGTGAGCGCCCGCTGGGCTTCACTGCGGATGGTCGCCAGTTCGTCGGCGCCGATTGGACAAAGGGAAACTTCTTTGAGCTTCCACTGCGTCGTCACCTGCAGGCCCTTATCGCCGCCATCGTATTCCTTGCCGTTGATGAGTTGCTTCGTCTTCGGCGCAACCCAGATGGCGTTCAGCACTTCATATCCGGCGCTGATATCCGTGACATGCCCTTCATCGACTTTCGTTTTTGCTTCCTGCGCATCGGCGACGGATGAAAACAGCAGTTCGCCCGTCTTGCCGGCGTAGCCTGCTACATTTGTAGCACCGAAATTGCGCACACTGCCGAATTGCTCTTTCACGGACCAGCGGGAATGCGTATCGAGCAGCGGCACCTGGTCACGCCCCTGCGGCAATACCATGCCATCCATCAGCATCACTTCCGTGATCACATCCCAGCGTTCCCAGCTGAACACTTCCGCCGGCAGTTCAGTTGTGAGCACGGCAGAAGTTTTGCCTTCCGCCCGTTCAGCAACCGGCACCGTGCGGGTTGTTACCGCCTGCCCGCCGAAGCGCTGCATGAGTTTTATGATTTCTTCTTTCGTCAGCATGTTCACCTCGTTGTCAGTTTGCCGAACATTGCTTTGGCGAGCCGCAGCAACTTTTCAGTCGCCGTCGGCTCGTCCTTTTGCGGCCCGCTTTCCGGGCTGTGTTTCGCTTCGTCCACGTCAGGGCCGGTAGTTGTACGCGAGCGTATACAAATGCGAGCCTGATACCCCGTTGCCGCTCGCCCGGAATACCATCACCGTGCGCAGCCATCCCCGCACGTTGTCGATCAAGTCCGAATCGGTATCACGGATCGAAAATTCCGCAAGCCCTTGTGCTGTGTTTGCATAGATGAGCGAATCGGTCATGACGGTCGACCATGTGACGCCGAATTTGCTGTACTGCACATAGACGTCAACGGCCGCCGTGTCATTCGTTATGAGTGAGAGGCTGATCAGGTTTGCCGCTGCAATACGCACGGCTTTCGTTGTATCGTTCTGGCTGTTCGCATACGAGGCTTGATTCTTCACTTTTAATTCGGTGAAGCTGACCTGCGCCGTTGCGATGCCAGTGATTACAATGAGTGCGAAGGCAATGGCAAGATTCCGAAACGAGTTCGGAATGACATGGGTTGCTTTCATTTCTGTGTTTCCTTTCATGAAGGTTGATAGTGTCCGTTTTTTGCTTTCTTGAGAATCTCACGCACCTGGCGCATCAGCTTTTCCTGCGCAGCGTCGAGTGCATCGTTGTTGTTCGTGCTTTCGGCGGCGTCGATTTCCATCAGCACTTCGGCAAGGGTGCGCACACCGATTTTGATTTTCTCCGCCTTCGTTGCAGGCGTTGGGGCGTTGCCGATATCGCTCATCGCCTGATCGAGTTCATCCAGCTTCGTCGGGATTTGCAACTTGTCCCGCAGCGCCTTCGCCGTTTTGATATCGTTGTAGACTTCGTACATATCTTTGCCACGTTCCTCGAACCATTCAATCGGCGACTGCAATCCGTATTCGAGCGCAACAACTGCGGCCATGATGTCCTGCAGCGGTTGGATGAATCCCCACGTGCGGCCGGTGAATGTGACGGCATTGACAAATTTCTCGAAGCGTTCCGCAGGCAGTGACAGGCCGCTTTCGAGAATGATTTGATTTTTCGCAAATGCCATCAGCATCCAATCTGTTGCCACCGGCTCGCAGAATTGTTCGATGAGTAAAAGTTGAATGCCCCGGAATGCTTCCTGCGTATTGGCGGCGCCGAACCGTGCGCTTGAAAAATTCGTTTGCGACAAGTCGCCCGAGATGTGGGGATAATCCATTTCCACGCCCGTGCCGACGCGCTGCTCCATCAGGCGCAGATATTCGCCGTACATTTGATTCGGAAATTCCGCACGGTCAATCACCACGTCCTTGTTCCCGATGTCCTTAATCATCGCCTCGGAAAATTCCATTTCAATCTTGCCGGTATCCGGGTCGGGTTTCTTGCCGTCAAAGGGTCGTGTGGTTGTGCCGTTCTGGTCCTTGAAGATCATCGCATACGCCGAGTTCACCTGCGCAGCGGCCCACTGATATTGCTCCCAGTCAGTGAGCGCTTTCATCCGCAGCATAATCGGCGCAAGCCACGAGATCCCCCGGGTCTGGCAGGCATATTGAAAATCAAAGCCGTGATAGATTTGGTCGGCGGGGATGCGCTCGCGTGACGAGCTGAGATAATACCCGTACATGCGGGCGTTTTGATTCGGCACGCGTATCCAGTACGCCTGCGGTTTCCCCCATGTATCCACTTCCACACCCATCACCACGAGATTGTTGCCGCTGCGGTCGTTGTAACTTTCATCGAGCAACTCAACCTCGAGGGGTTGCAACTGAAATCCGTATTTCGATTTGTTGTAGACTTTGCGTATGAGAAATTCGCCGTCACGCCCGATCTGCGCCGTCACAAAATGCTCGATCATGCGGCGGCTCATCTTGCCGTGCACGCTGCAATGCTGCGGCTTCGACCAGTCGTACCAGGCAGCCTCTACCGCCTTGTTGCCGGCTTCGTCGCTCGTGCGATTATCTGCGAGGGTTGCTTTCGATTTGAATGAAAAACCTTTCGGGCCGGGCACATTGTTCTGCCATGTGCGGATGATGTGGGCGCCGGTCGGGTCGTTCGCCTGCAAATCACGCGCACGGTCACGCACGAGCTTGATGCCCGAGCGGATATCAGAAAGCGGGTTGCCCGTGACGGTCGTCCAGTTGGCATTGAGCCTGCCGCTTTGCGCCGCCGCATACGCACGTGTTGTAACTGCCAGCGCACTGCGCAGCGCCGTTGCCTGGCGCTCGATGCTGAGCGTCTGGATCTGTTGCAGCTCTTTCGTGGTTGCGAGTCCGGCTTTGTGTAATATGTCCGTGATGATGCTCATGCGTTTATTAAACTTGCAAATGCGACTGATGTGTCAGTTGCGCTGCCTCCTTCTTCCTGCGCAAGTTCACGCTCTGCGATGGCGAGTTCATTGCGCACGTCGCTGATGCGGTTCAGGGTCCAGCTCCGGCCGTGCGTTGTTCTCTGTGTTGCGAGGTGTGCGTCGAGTTTCAAGAGTGTTTCCTGCAATTCTTCCACATGCCTGCGCTTGAAACTTTTGAACAGCACGGCGCTTGCGCTTGCGGCATTCGGCAGCAGGTCGATATATTCGTCGACGATGTAGCGTTGCTCGGCGGTTGCTCCGCTTCCTTTTTCTGCATAGATGATTTGCTCGTAGCGTCCGGCGGTTACTGCGGCCAGCAGCGTTGCGGGAATGGTTATCGTGTGGATGTCGCCATTACTGACGACGGTATATGCTTTCGGGGTCCCTGATGCGAGCAGCAGCCGGGCCTTGAGGGTTTCATCCGGTTGCAGAGTTTCGGTTTCCGTCCACTCGTATAAACTGCCGGCTCTGATTTGTGTCGGTCTGCTCATGT